TCCAGAGGTATTGCTAAGACTTGCATCCATTCCTGAGAATGCAGTGTCTGCTTCCTTGTAGAATGCTTCAGGACCAGTCTGTACATTGTACTTAGAACGCATCGCAAAGATGAGTCCAGTAGGACCAGACATTGGTTGTACACCAGCAAGGTCATAAGCGACCAAGTTTGGCATTGAACGTCTAATCAATGAGATTAGAACAGGGTCGAAACCAGCTGTTGGACCAGCTGCGTCGGCACCAGCACTGAAACCAGCAGTTGAACCACTGTTAGTACTGTTTGTTGGAGTTTCGCTCAACATTCCGCTTTCCTGGAATGATGATGTCTCCCTTAAAAATTTTTCTTGGTTTTCTAACAGGACAGCAGTAACCGCTTTTCTATGTGGGTCTACGATTTTTTCGCAACCCTCATATTCTAGAAGAGGTCTCCACTTTTCCTGTAATTGTTCTGATTGGAACATTAGAGGTTTACCTAATAAGTGTTTACGTTTGAATTATGTTAAATTCAATTATTTAAGAGTTGAACCTAGAGATTTGAGATACGCACTCATTGAGTTGGATATTTCACCAACACCTTCTGTGTTATCTACACCCTCTGATAAGGATTCAGTCTTAGATGATGGAGAATTTGGTTTTGAGGAGAAATATGACTCCTTAAGTGTCTCCAACTTTTCACGATATTCTGATTCACTTTCAAACTCCACACTTTCAGCAAGTGAGGCGAGCTTCTCTTTCTGTGTGGACGCTAATCCTTCAGAAACATCTCCTAGAATACCACCAGCAACTGACTCACCGAGTCTGCCGTTTAAGTTGATATTCTTTTCGATTTGCTCATTGAGCTTGGTTTCCATTTCATCAAGTTTTTCTACCATACTCTCAAGCACATCGTATTTGTCTTCAGGGATTTGTACATAATGTTCTTCAAAAAGACCCTTCATTCCTTCAAGGAATGATTCGGTCATTTCGGTCTTAAGACCGTTTTCTACTGCAAGTTGGTTTTCTTCAAACCACTCGTCAGCAACATATTCTAGATAAGAATCAACTCTTTCTGCGAGTGACTCTTTTGCTGTTTCTATTTCTTCGTCAAGTTTCTCTTGAAATTCTACTTCAAGAGCTTCCTTAACTTCAGCAACTTTTGCGTTAATAGCAGTTTCGAAGATTGTCTTTGCCTTTGCTTTGAAATCTTCGGAAAGATCTTCTCCACCAAGGAGAGCATTGACATCTTCTTCCATGTCATACTCGGCAACTTCTACTACTTCTTCTTCAGAAGAAATTTCGTTTTCTGCAACCACTTCTTCCTCCGTAGTAGGTTCTTCAGCGACAACTTCACCTTCGACTTCCACATCCTCTTTAGCGGTCTTACCTTTACGATTAGTGACTACATCACTAACCTGCTTAAGTGTACCACCAGGTGTTTTTAACTTTGCAGAATCATCATCTGGTTTGTAGTTATCTGGAGTAGGACCTCCTAAATCTTCTACGGTTCCTGCAACTGAGGTATCCATTGTTTCTCCTGCCTTTGCGTTTGCATTAACAGCAGTTTTGGATTGCTTTGTGCCTGGATCCATTTCTTGTAATTGTTTGCCACGAGACATGTGAAACTCTCCGATTTGTGCTATCTAAATCTATATTTATTTAGAAGTTTTATAAGTTTGATAAAAAATTGTCGAACAGGTTAAGTTTCTGTTCATCTAATTTCTTTTGTGTTGTTAGGGTATTGATTTGTTTATAAGTCTTTTCTGCGAACTTCTCACGCAAAATTCCTCCATCCCAAACCCAATCTTTTCCTTCCATGATACCTTCAACAAAAGCATCAGGGGCAGATGGATCAGCAACGATATCAGCAGCAGTTGCTAACATAAAGTCGTCACCAACTATATTTACACCTTCTCTTGTTTGCTTCAAAGAACCAACACCACGAGAAGAAACACCAAGTTTTACTCCTTCCTCAACAAGAGAAGCAGCAATCTTACCCATTGGTGTGCCAAGTATTTTTGCCTTACCAATGAAGTTAGAACCATTTTCTTTTAGAGATACAATTTTATGTGATACTCTATCAAGATTAACGGTAGGACCATCTGGATGACCAAGTTCACCAAGTGCTCTACCTGCTTGAACATGATTCTCATTGTAACGACAAACTTCTTTACGAAGTGTCTCCATCGGATACATTCTACCATTACGGTTTTTAATGTTCCCTTGTAAGAATACACCCTCAATATACATTGATTTCTTGCCGTTCTTTTGTTCGACTAGAAATTCAACAGATTCTATTTCTTCTCTAATAAGTTTCATTAGAATTCTCCGTAATTATGCGGGTGATGATGGGTTAACTTGTTGTACATAAACTGAACCAATTCCAAGGTGAGTTATTGTTCCCACTTTGAAAGATGATCTCAATTCAGCAAAACTTGATGAAAGTAACTCTGAAGGAGTATTTGTAGAAGAATTATGATCTACTGTAATTCTTTCACCAAACCTTCCACGAGGTGAAACTCCAGCACTAGTATCGACAGTTCTTACTATTGCATGAGTAAATGCAAAACCCGTTTGATCAGCACAGGTTAAACTAACTGCATCTCCAACTGTAAACTGTGAACCAATACCTTCAGGAAAATCTAAAGTTGTAGTAGTACCACTAGTAATACCAATAATTTGTTGAGATGCTGGTTTTCCCAATGCAACGCATTGAGGATTATCTGGTGTAATCATATAATCAGCACGAGTAGCAGTTGGAAAAGTACCAATTGCAACGTGTGCAAATGTACCAATTGCCACTACTCTCAAACTATCAGTCTGATGTTTTATAGCACCTGATCGATTATTAACAGGAGTACATGCAATACTTACATTATTTCCAACGGGTTTATGTGCCATTATCGTGAAATGTTCATGTTATTCTTATTTATCAGATTACTCATCATCAGTTTCAGCATCCACAGAATCTGCTTCTGCCTCAATCTCATCTTCTACTTCATCTTCTACTTCATCACCAAACAAACTATCAGCAGCAGTTGGTTTATAAGCATCAACTCTTTCAGAAGTTTTTGCAAAAAGCATATCTTTTATCTTATCACTGATTTGTGAAGGAGATACGTCTTTAGTAATCATATCCATCAATTCAGCTTGTACATGATCCATGTTAGGCATAATAGTATTTAATCAATTAGTAATCGTTTATTATTTATATTTCTCCACCTTTAGGAATCTCTGGAGGTTTTGTTGCACCTACCTCTGATCCTAAATCTGGTTCCATTTCATCAGCACCAAGATCCATATCGGCAATTTGATCTAAAGGAATTCCAGTCTCTGGGTCAGTTGGAATAGAAGGATCAGGAACAGTTCCATCAGCAATTTCTCTTGCCATGATTTCATTCTGTTCAATAATTTCCTCATCAGTCTGACGAAGAACTTTACGTCTTAAATAATCCTGTGAGAAATATCTTCCAACATAAGGTTCTGCAGTAGCAACGTTATTTAACCTTTCAGTAAATAATTCGGTTTCTTTTAGTTCAGAGAAATGGTTATCATATAAGAAGTCATATTGTATATGCTCACTCATCATATCCCAATCCTCTGGGGTGATGATATTCTTTAGAATTAATTGTGTTTTAAGTATATCATTGAACATATGAGAGAATCTTTTTCTCAAACGTCCTACAAATTTAGTAAACTTAAGTTCATCTCTTAATATCTCTGAGGATCTTCCCAGATTGAATCCTCCTTCTCCGTCCATTCTTGATGGGGGTACGTTGAGCGACCTATATAATTTCTTTTTGAAGTACTCAATATCCGTGATTTCACCAAGGTTTTGACCTCCTGGAAGAGTAGTAATTTCAGTTCCACGTCCCCCCTCTCTTCGAGGCAACCAGAAATCCTCAAGCATTGCCATATACTTTTTGTCATCACGGATCTCCCCTGTGTTAGCGTCGTAAACAAGTTTGTTTCGATATCGCATCATCACATCTCTGAGATATTGCTCTGCCTTGACTTTAGGTAGATTACCTACATCTATGTAGAAAATTCTACGTTCTGGAGCACGAGATAATCTGTAGATAACAAGACTATCCTCAATCATCCTTAATTGGTTGATTGATTTGATTGCTTTATGAAGATATCCAAGAGTACATCCTTTATTTCTATCTACTAATCCACTTGTACAATATACAATGGAATCCTTGGTCATTTTAATTCCTTGAGTCGCACCAGTTGCATCTCTAGCACCTGTCGGATATGTTGACTTTGGATTGTATATAAAATATTCTTCTATTTCAGGCCAATCATAATCCATTGGATTATCGTTTTGGAACCTTTGAATACTATTTAATTTATCTCCTTCTTTCTTTTTAGCCTGTTTAACATATCTCATCTTCATTGCGTCAATATAACGCAATTCCTTAATTCCTTCTTCTGGTTTTTTTACATCTATTACCTTATGATAATATATTCTACCGTCGATGTACCAGTTTCTATAAATTTCGTGTGCCTTTTTATCAAAGTCTAATAAGTCTTTAATATTTTTAAACTCTTCCCTTACCTTCTTCTTAATACCATCACTCGCATTTAAGTGATCTAAATCAATTTCTATAGGACTATCATTTGTATCTGAAACAATTGCTTCATTCACAATATCTTCAATAGCACTATCCGCTTCTGGATGAAGTGCCATTTCACGATATCTTTTGATAAGTTCAAATTCAGTTCTAAAGACTCCCTCTATATCAACATAAGAACCAAAAAAACCACTACTCATATAGTGATCATTCCCGTCCTCGTGGTTAGGAGGAACGGGAGAGACCGCATCTTTAGATAGTGGTTCATTGTCCTCTATCGAGAACCCAAATAATTTTGCCATAATTTATTTAAAAGTTTATCCTTATACTCTATTTAGCTACCCATTTTTAACCGTTAGCTGCAGCATTAGAGATTACTTCAAAGGAATTCACTTGGAATTCTACTGTATATTCTTCAATTGCATCTGAAGAATCATAAGATAGATCAATCGGTGATACAGCAGTTGGGAAAATGTCAATGAATTTGTACCCTTTAAGTACTGAATTCTCATTTCCATTATCAATTGCAGAATTTCCAGCAGTACCAGGTGCTGAACCTCTACCTAATTGATACACATCCGCAGTAACCATATATGCATTTGGGTTAACATTACCTATATTATCACTCAATTTCGCCATTTTTTCAACCCATGCTTCCATAGCATTTCTAATCAAGAAGTTTTCATCATTAATAATGGTGATACTCCAAGGTTCAACTGTTCTGTCTCCAGCGACTTTAAAAATACGACCTCTGAATGGTATGTCAATCTGTGCAATGTTTGAAGCAGGTAATTGTGCTGCCTTGCAAAGAAACTGCATACCATTTTTTGCAGCATCAGGCCACGTAATACCATCAGGTAATGTTGCCATATCAACTTCAAATAAATTAGGTCTTGCACCACCTCCTACAAGTTGTGACTTGAAAGCAGAGATGGTTTTTACTGGTCTTGATTTTGCCATTTTTTTAGGATCCTCCTGTTGTTATTTAGATATTAAAGTTAAACTCTACCTACGACCTCTTCGAAACTAACACCAGTACGTGTAGCAACGAAGGTTAAGGTAACGTAGTTGATAGACTTTGCAGGCTTCAGGAAGATGTCTGCTCGGAACTCATTATTATCAATAACATCAGGAGTGTTATTTGTTGTATCACAAACAACAAGGAATCCAAATAATCCTCTCTTTGCCTGAATATCACGAAGATATGGTTCAACGATGTTTCTAAAGTTTGCTCTTGTTAACTCATCGTTAAGTTCGAAGAGTTGAGCCTGTGCTGCTTTTTCTAATGCTTGCTCAATTGTTAGGAATAAACGACGAACGTTAATTCTATCAAACGCTGATGCATATGCGAGTGCAGTCTTATCACCAAATAGAATTGTTCCTACACCAGGTGTGGTGATAAAGGAGTTAATTCTTTGAGGATAAAGTTTGTCTCTCTGTGCCTTTGTTGGATTATACGCAAGTTTAATGCCATTGTTAAGGACACCTCTTTGCTGACCTGCTGGTGAGAACCAAGGATAAGCAGTGAGACTTGTGCGACACATCATTCCAGCAACGTCTCCGTTACAAGGAATGTATCTAAACTCATTATTAAATCTATCGTAAGTATACTTGTAACCACTATCGAACACACCGTAAGAAGAAGAACTTAATGGTGAGAAGAAGTTAATTACGTTATTTGTCTGCGTAGTTGTGTTTGTTACGTTAACCACGTTTGCCCTATGAGGACTGATGACTGCCATACAATCTTTTCTGTCACCAGCAATTGCAAGTAATTTATTTGCTTTTGCTTGAGACTTATCTTCAGTATCGCAACCAGGTCCCATGATTAGGTAGTCAACTTCGATTTCATCCTTATTAGCGAATAAATCATAGGATGTCATCAAGTTTGAAAGTTCTGCTTTCATTCCACCTGTGGCACTATAGTCAACACCACCACCTAGTCCATAGGTTACGTTTCCTATAGCAGAGAATGTAATGTCTTGTGCGTCTTGAGTCCAAAGTCCATCGCCTGTTGAAACTGGTACACAAGTTGTTCCTGCGAATCCAGTTGCTCTTGGAGCAGTACCCCAATGAGTATCAGCTTCTACTGATGGATTCTTACCAGCGTAAACATATTGTGAATTGTCTGCAAGATAATTCTTGTAGTAGTTCTTTTCAGGTGCATTTACATTTGATACACCGTCTTTTGCTTTAGATAAGTTTGTGAAAGCTTCAAGAGTATTACCCTTGATTCCTGTTACACTACCCTCATCATCAACAACTACGACGTGTAGTCCATCACCCTTACCACCTCTATCTGTTGTATAAACATTAGATACTGGTCTAGGAGCAATTGATTTCCAGAAAATTGTTGCGTTAGTTAGACCTAACTTCTGTTCATCATACCAATCTGTCTTACTTGCAATACTTGGTGATGTTCTTACAGCACCGTCTGTGCCTGTAATATGAACAGTTCCTGTCTTGAACTCTGCATAGGAAGAACCTTCCTTGTAGTCCATGTCAGTTGTAGTTCCACCGATTGTAACCAGTGTACTAAACGTAACAGCAGCACCAGAAGCAACACTTGAACTGTTAACTACAGCACCAAGAGTAACAAAGGTATTTCCAATAGCAATAACATCGTGACTTGCATCAGCACCTGCTACACTACTAATTCCTGGTAGAATTGCTTTTAATGTAGTATTTGCTCCAGTTGAAAGTCCAGCAAGACTGAATGAATATATTCTATTAGTAGCAGCAAGACCAGCGTTAACTGTTGTCGATGCTAATGATACAGAATATTCTGTGCTTGATGATGATACTCTTGAAGTAAGTTTTACATCAATTGAACTATTACCACCAATAGTATCAGTAGTAACACCAGTAACGATACCTTTAATGTATCCTACGAATCCTGATGTTGTACCTGCACCTGGAATTGAAACTTTACTTGCTTGAGTTCCTAAAGAAGCAGTTATCGCAAAACCAATCGTTACACCGAGACCAGCAAGGTTTACTGTAGTAATTCCTAGTGTTTGGTCTGCAATGTTATCAATTGAACAAACTTTTATACCATTACCGTAAGTACCTGGGTTTTTAGCAGCATAGTACCAGTTTTGAGTATTCTCAAAATTATTTTTATAATCGTCGTAATTCTTAACTTTACCGTAATCAGAACTTGTAGAACCCATGCCAACACCTGCGTTAGCATTGTTTAGTTGAGTATCGTCAGTTCTAACTACTTTTAATACACCACCGTATGATAAGTATGATGATGCACTCATCCAATACTCATATTGACGATCTGTAGAAAGTGGTTTACCAAACGCACTTATAAAATCTTCTTCTGTGCTGATGTCAATTGCTTCATCAACAGGTCCGATTTGAAAAGGACCAGCAATTGCACCGATGTTATCCAGTACATTGTCTGCTCTTCCTACTGTTAAATCAACCTCCCTTACCAGTACTCCAGGAGATAATTGAGGAGTCGCCATGTTTTTCTCCGATGTCTCATTTAATCTAAAAATATTTATTGTTTATAATATTTTCAATGGGGAAACATGGAGTGAACCTTACCAATCAGGATATTCCCAATCTTTAATTTTTGGTTTCTTATGTTCTATAATTCTTTTAACAGTACATTCTTTACATTCATATGACCATGATGATGGAACTGGTCCTCTCTTCTTTCTAGTTCTATAAAACCCATCTATCAAATTTTTTGTTTGACCACAAACCCTACACTTTCTATCTTGCAACAAAAGATGACCTAATTTTATTTGATCATCAAATCCAATCATAGCACTTGCACAACTCCTACAACATCTGGTATCTCCATCATTAGTTTCTTTTCTATACCTTGCTTCAAAGTCATGGTACTCATAGCACATGACTCACATGCACCACCCAATTTTACTTGGACATATCCAGTTTCGTATTCTATATCATAAAGTTGAAGAGATCCACCGTCTGCTTCAATATAGGGAATAAGTTCCTCTAACACTTTGAGTACGTTTTCTTCTGTTAATTCCATTACTTGTAATCCCACATATGTGACATGTCACCGTATTCATCAGTAAACCACCTATCTCCTTGTGGATCTACAAAACTACTACTATCTAGTCCATCATCCATAAATCCAAATGGAGCCATGTCTTGTTCAATTGCATTCTTTTGTTCTTCATATAATCTTTTTCTAACATCTTGATCAGTAAGTTCTTTAAAGTAATCACTTTGAACTAACCATGCATATATGACTAAACACATTGCAAGGTCATCATTACATCCCTCTTCTGCCTCAAATGAATTATGTTTTTGAATGAATGTTGTTAATTCTGATATGATCTCATAATCTTGAAAGATTATTTTATCTGCTTCAATCAAAGTTTTTAAATTAAGAGAACCAACCTTTTTGACAGTCTTGGACATCTTAACTCCAAGTTGAGTTTTCTTACCAGAGAATCCTTGACCTACAACTTGACCTGCTCTACCTCTCATTGAACACATAAGAAGGTTTTCGTATTCAAAATCAAAGTTTAGAATAGATGCAACCTGATCTCCTATATCATTTACCTCACACATTATAAATGCTTGGTTATAATTCTTTGCCACCTCCCAAATAACATTAGGAAATAGCATTGGTTTAATTTCATTATTCCTATACTTTGCTACAACCCTATGAGGAAACTCTGTAATATCTATCACAACAAAAGCAGAATAATCTTCACTAACTCCTCTTGCTACGTCAACAGTCATTATATAATCATGACCCTTAACAACATCATTATATACATCTAAACCAGCACTTGTTGTTTTTGGATTCTCATAAACAAGAGTTCTTAATTT